GAACGGGCAGTGTTGAACATGGTGGTTCGGATGTCCATTGCCACATAGGCCTCGGGCGTCCAGCGGTGCCCGCCGTGATCCACAAAGCCCGTCAGGCCGTTGGCTACCATCTTCCGCACGGCGTCGTGCATGGCCTGGTTGTACGTGGACACGCCCGTCACGGTTTCGCCCGCCGCAACGTTCAGAATGCTTTGCGTGCGCTGTATGCGCTGCTCCACATCGGCTACGGTAGCGCGGTAGGCCTCCTGTGTGCTTTCCAGCATGACGGTATTGACCAGGTTCAGCTTGTCGGCGCTCTGCTTGTAAAACTGTTCAAACGTGCGCATCTGTGCCGGGTCGATCTCCGGCGGCAAAAGGCCGGGGCCGTTCAATAGGCCTTGCTCTGCCGCCTTGCGCAGTTTTGGCTCTTCGTTCTTCAGCGCGTCCAGGATCGCGGCTTCCAGTGCTTGCCGCAGGGCTTCGTCAGCGTCGCCCAAGCTTTGCGCGATGATGTCCACGGTTTCCCGGTTGACCTGTCCCATCTGTGCTAACATGCGCGTTTGATAATTAAACAAATCAAGCGGTTCCCCGCCGCGGTCAATATAGGGGAAATAGCTGGCAAGGTTGACCAGAATGCGGTCAGTGACAGCGCCGTACACCTCGGCCATGGCCCAGGACATTTCATCGAGAAAAGACGGGCGCATGTGCTATCACTCCATCCCGCCAAACAGCTTTGTCACGTCCACACTGTTGCCGGTGCCCTCGGCCTTGATCTGCTTCAGTTCCGCCGCGGCCTGCTCCGGCGTCAAGCCCATGCCGTACTTCTTATCCGTCATGAATGACAGCTTGCTCAACAGGCCAGCGCCCACCAACATGACGCCCTCATTGATATTGGTCTGCCTGTCCTGGGTCACGCCGTCATCGAAAGCAATCTGCACATGATAGCCGCCGGAGGCCAGCGCCGCCACCTTTTGCCCGTCATGCTCCATATCGTACAGCGCGGCCACGTCCACGATGTTATGCACAAGGTGTTCAATGGCCGGGGCAAGCTGATTCTGTATGGTTTTGATGGTCTTATAGGTTTTGCTGTTCTCGCTGATGACCTCGGTAGCGGTCTTTATGCCCGCGTGCTGGTCAAACGTAAAGGTTCCGGCAGAGAAGCCCAGCTGCAAGCACAGGATGGACAGAAATGCGTTAATGGCCGCGATGTGTTCCTCCACCCGAAGTTCGACGCTGTTGTCCATAATCTTCAAATCGGCAGGGTCATCGCTTGCCAGCGCCTCATAGGTTTCATCGCCGGGGTCGAAATAGCGCCTGGTCACGCCGGTTTCTGGGTCGATCACGCTGCGCACGGCGCGGGCGGGCACAATGATGCGCTTTTTGCCCAACCGGAACTCCCGCACAAACGAGTCATAGCAGATATCCAGCGCGTGCAGGGTTTCCAGCGCGTTGCCATAAACGCTCACGCCAAGGGGGCTGTTATCGTCCAGGTTGTTCGCAATGGGCGTGCGCCAGTAGCAGAAAAGGCTTTCGCCCACGGGTACGATGGTCTCCTCATCCAAGTACGGGTACATCTCCGCCAGCGGCACGCGAATGCCCAGGATGTCCTGACTGTCACCGTTCGCGCCTTTCTGCATTTCACTGCGGAAAAGCTCATTGCGGATGGTGTATGTCATGCCGTCCCAGGTGTGCCACTCCAGGCGCGTATAATACCAGCCCTTCTTCGCCACACGGGAGATGAAGACACCCTCATGCACCTGGGCGTTGTCCCAGCTGATGGGGACAAACTGGTCAGCCATGGCATAGCCGATCTTGAGCTTTTCGGTGCCGTCCAACTCGCGGCCCTCGCTGTCGTGCCTGATCTCCCGCCACACTTTCATGGCGCTGCCGCCCAGGGCGCAGGCTTGTTCAATGCTCTCCTGCATCTTCTCGGCAAAGGCGTTTTCGCGAAGTACCTTTTGCACAAAGGCATTTAGCGGGTCGGGGCTTTCGTCCGTGCTTTCGCGCCCGTCCATGCTCACATTGATCTGGCACTCTTCGCCCCAAACAAGCCCCGCCAGCTCCGCGCAAACGGCCTTGGCGGCGTTCATGCGGTACACCTGCCGCAGCGCGTTCGGGTCTGCAATGGTAGGCGCGGGGATCAGGTGCCAGGGCTTGTAAAAGCCCCGGTAGATCATCTTCCAGACGAAAATGCCGAAGTCATAAAACTGCGCGAAGGACGGCACGCCGCCCAGATCGAAAATGGTTTTGTATTCCCGGGCGATGCCCGTTGCGCTTGCTGTCCTGTCCATGAGCCTTCGCCCCCAGTCTCTTATTTTTCGTGCAAACTGCATTTCGCCTCACCTCACATGCCCCATAGCCCGTAGGCTTTGGCAAAATGATTGTAGCCGTACCTGCATTCATCCATGGCGTGGTTGTATGCGTCCACCGGCTGCCCGTTGGCGTCCACGCAATAAAGACCGGCCTCTTTGACAAAAGGCTCGGTTCCATAGCGCTCATCCTCGATCAGGTAAAACTTGCCGTCGCTGATGCCGCTTTGCAGCATCTCCACGCCCACGCGCAGGCCTTTGGTTGTGCCGCGGATGTCATGCGCGTTATTGTCCGCGCCGGATGTGGGCACGCCCAGCTTTTCGATCTCCAGCCGCAACGCCTTGCAGGCCGGGTCAATGTAGACGCTGCTCTCCCGCATACCGTACTTGTTGCGCATGTACGGCAGGAAGTCGCCCACGATGTGCCGTGCCTGGTCGCTCATCGCCATCTGTGCGCCGTTATAGTACCAGTTGCCCACGCGGTAAAGCCGGTAGTCGGTGGGCCGCTGGAACGGCCCCACGGCGTTATGTGCCACAATGTAAAAGCCAATGGACGTAGCGTCCGTCGTGCCGCCGTCACCGGCCACGAAAGCCTCCACGGCGGTCATGTTGTCCGGTGCTTTGTTCAGGATGTGCCGCGACGGGTCAAACATCCAGTAAATGACGCCCTCCGGGATGACACGTTCGCCCAGCCAGTCCCGCTTATACAAAAACGGCGACTTGCGGCAGGCAGCTTCGATCTCACCCAGGCGCTCCGGCGTTAAGATTGGATTGTCCGCGCATGTCCAGTGCAGAAAGCGGCAGTCCTGCACGTTCAGCACGTTTTTAATGCACGGGTCAGCAGGGGAGGGCGGGTTCAGATCGGCGATGTGCCAGCGGTCTTTGGCCGCGTAGGTGCGCCGCAGACACTCCTGAATCATATCTTCATGCAGGAGGTTGATTTCACAGAAGTACACGCTGCCCAGGCTCATGCCTGTAATGGCCTTGTGACTGTCCGCCTTGCCGCCGCCCTTCCAGTAAACCTTTTTTTCGCCGTCCGGCAATGTCACCGCCAGGTGCGCGCCGCTGTCATCATGGGACACGCGGGAAAAGCCCCGGAAGATGTGCAGCAGGCCGAAGCCGTCCCCGTCCATGACAAGCCTGTACGCCTGTTCCGCGCTGTAGGCCGTCACAAGATGGTTCATATCCTGGCTGCGGATCAGATGCCGCGCAAAGCGCATCGTGCCCGCCGTGGTCTTTCCGCTTCTCGGTGTGCCCTCGTTCCAATCCATGGTGTGGTCGAAGGGCGCAAGGATGAGCGCGCGTTGTTTTTCGCTCCACTCAATCACAGGCCCGCCCTCCGTTCCATGTCGTACAGGGATTGCAATAGCTCATTGTTGCCCGTGCTGGTCGCCATATCTGCGGTCAGGTCTTTATAGGCCGCTGTCAGGTCGCGCAGGCGCTTGATATCCGTCAGGTTATGCTCGTTATACTCGCGGTGTTCCGTTGCGGTGTGCTGTGCAAAGTCATCCACCAGTCTGTCCAGGAGCAAAAGCGCCTTGCGCTTGATGTCCGCCGCAATGGTTGCATTGTCTGCCGCTTTTTGGGCCGTTTTTTGGATAACTTTTTCCTGTACTTTGGCGCGCGCAGCCACTCTTTCGGATGACCACTTTTCATTTCTGCTGCGCCGTTCGATCATCGTGCGCGAAACGCCATATTTTTCAGCCAATTGCCGCTGTGAAACGCCGGTGATATATTCGGCGCGGATTTTATGCCAATCTACACGCTTTTCGTTATCAATGGTAATCACCCCTCATGCAGAGTACCGAAGTACCTTATACCCAGCTTGCGCCATCTTATCCCAATAAGCAATAAAGAAAGCGGCTTG